CTTACAAAAGGCGTACCGCCGCATGAAACCCGGCGGCGCACTCATTTTGGTAGAAAAGGTACTCGGAGACGGCCAGAAAGCCGAGGAAGAGCTTACCGCCATCTACTACGACCTCAAAGAGGAACACAACTACACGCGGGAGCAGATAGCGGCAAAACGCCTCTCCCTGCGTCACGTCATGGAGCCGCTTAAAGCCGAGTGGGACGTGGAGATTCTGCGCAAGGCGGGATTCACCCACGTTTTCCAGTTTTGGCAGTGCCTGAATTTTTGCGGCTGGATTGCTTATAAGGACTGAAAGGGAGTGAGCAGCGATTGGCCGCAAAAGCAAGGTTGAGCAGTGGCTAGAACCCGATGGCCTGTCGCTGCTGAGAGGATGGGCTAGAGACGGGTTAAAGGATAAAGAGATAGCCCACAACATCGGCTGCTCTGAATCGACCCTCTACAAGTGGAAAGCGGAGTTTTCGGAGTTTTCGGAGGCATTAAAAAAGGGCCGGGAAGCCTCCGATTACATCATAGAGGATGAGCTTTTCAAGAGCGGGCAGACCCGGAAAATCACCATCAAGAAACCTTTCAAGCTGAAAAAGGTGATGGTGGACGGGAAGAAACGGCTGGAAGAAGAGCGGATAGAGTACGCCGAGGAAGAAGTCGTTATACCCGGAAATGTCACAGCCCAGATTTTTTACCTCAAGAATCGGAGGCCCGACAAGTGGAAAGACAAGCCGGAACAGGTTGAAACGCAATCGACGCTGGCGGATACCATTCAGGCAGCCTACAACCTCCGCAAGGAAAAAGAAAAGAACGGAGGTGATGGGTAATGTCCTTGAGTTCTGAGGCGGTCTTGTACTACGCGGAGAACCCGGTCGATTTCGTCCGAGACATTATCCACGCCGAGCCGGACGCAAACCAGCGGGCGATTATGGAGAGCGTAGCCCGGAACCAAATGACGACGGTACGCTCAGGTCACGGCATCGGCAAGACCGCCGTAGAGAGCTGGCTGATTATCTGGTTTTTGGCTACCCGTCCTTTTCCTAAGGTGCCGTGTACGGCTCCAACTCAACATCAGCTCTGGGATATTCTGTGGGCTGAGATTTCCAAGTGGCTGCGCTCTGACCCGGCCCTCGCCCGGGAATTGATATGGACGAGTGAAAAGGTCTATATGCGCGGATACCCCGAGGAGTGGTTTGCTGTAGCCCGTACCGCAAGCAAGCCGGACGCCCTGCAGGGCTTTCACGCCGAGCATATCCTGTACGTCATAGATGAGGCTTCGGGCGTCAAAGATGAGGTTTTTGAGCCGATTCTGGGCGCGATGTCTACCAAGGGCGCAAGGCTCTTGATGTGTGGCAACCCTACCCGGATAACGGGCTTTTTTTATGATTCGCACCACAAAAGCCGCCCGCTCTATAACGCGATGCACATCGACGGGCGCGACTCCTCCCGAGTAGACCAAGAGTTTATAGACCGTATCGTGGATATGTTCGGCGAGGATTCCGACGTGTTCCGTGTCCGCGTGGCGGGTGATTTTCCCAAGGCTCTGCCGGATAGCTTCATCCCGATGGAGTGGGCCGAGAAAGCCAGCGAGGGAGACGCTCCGACCATTGAGCGCGTCGTAAGGGTAGACATCGGCACCGACGTTGCCCGGTACGGCGACGACAGCAGCGTGGTTTGCACGGTGCTTGATAAGCGCAGCGAGCAGGAGCCGGAGGTCTACCACCACAACGACACGATGCAGCTTTCCGGGCGTATTGTCCAGACCATCAAGCACAACGCCCGGGAGCATCCGTGGGCCGCTATCAAGGTCAAAATCGACTGCGACGGTCTGGGCGTCGGCGTATACGACCGCCTCACCGAGCTGAAACCTGCAATCGAGTTTGCAGTGAATCAGGAGCGGGAGCGGCTCTTTGAGGGCGCAGACGACGAGGACACCCCGCCACCGCTTGACCTCGAAATCGTCGAGTGCCATTTTGGAGGCGAGGGCGGCAAGGTCAACGACAAAGACCCCATCAACTACGCCAACAGCACGGGCCTTATGTGGGGGTCGATTCGTGAGGCCCTCAAGACCGGGAGCCTCCACCTCTACTACGACGACAAACAAATCAGCCAGCTATCTAACCGAAAGTATAGCGTGAACAGCGCGGGTGAAATCGTCCTCGAACGAAAAGAGGAGATGAAACGGCGCGGCTTATCCTCCCCGGATATGGCCGACGCCTTGGGCCTTGCCCTCTACGACCCGCCTGTGAGCGATTGGAGCCTTGACTGAGGAGGGATAAACCGTGAAAAACACAAACACCTATCTCGTGTCGGCGGACGGCTGGCCGACAAAGTACATCCGCACTGCAACAACCGCAGCCGAGGCCCGCCGGGTCTACAAGGCTAAAACCGGGTGTCCGTTGACGCCCAAGGTTGAGCAGGTGTGCGGCAAGCAGCCGAAAAGCAAAGGGGGCGAATAACCGTGCCTCTCTTTAGGAGACCGCACCGGGAGAGCGCAACGTCGGCCTATATGGACGGCGGCTTTATGCTCCCTCGGTATACCAACCCGCCCGAGCGCAACACGGAAGAGTGGATTAAGGCATACACCACAAACCCGCGCCTCGCGGTCGTGTCCCGTATCGCCTCCGACCTCTCTTTCGCAGAGGGCAAACTGTACCGCGTAGACGAGAGCGGCGAGGAGCATGAGCTGAAACAGCACCCTTTCCTCGATTTCTGGGAGAACCCGAACCCGCTTCACGAGTATACCAACGCGGCCCTCTGGAACCTGTTCGAGATTTACCTGAAGCTCAAGGGAGAGGGCTATTTTGTTATGGAGCGCAACCCGCTGGGCGTCCCGGTCGAGCTTTGGCCCGTCCCGACGCACTGGGTACAGATGACCCCCTACATCGACCACCCGTTTTATACCATCCGCACATCGAGCGGCCTGATTATGGATGTATCCGTCGAGGATATGTTTGTTATGAAAGACCTGAACCCGCTCGACCCATCCCGCCGTGGCATGGGACAAGCAGAACCGCTGGCTGACGAAATAGAGACGGACGAGTACGCCTCTAAATTCCAGAAGCGTTTCTTCTTCAACGATGCGACCCCGAACATCATCATTGGGATGCCCAAGAGTACGGAGGAGCAGCGCAAAAGATTCAGAGCCGAATGGCTGGAACGCTTCAAGGGAGTTTTTCAGAGCCACGGTGTGGCTACCGTCAACGGTGAAGTTACCATCAACAAAGTCGGCGAGAGCATGAAAGATATGGACATGGTACAGGGCCGTATCTTTCTGCGTGATGCCGCTTTGGAGCATTTCGGAGTCCCCCGCGAAATCATGGGCATTACTGAGAGCAGCAACCGGGCAACCTCGGAAGCTGCTCAGTTTATTTACGCCCAAAACGTCCTGATGCCGAACCTCAAGCGGAGAGAGCAGGCTATAAACCGCCAACTTGTCCCGCTGTTCGGCCCCGACCTCGTGTGGCACTTTGATGACATCATCCCCCGCAATCAGGAGTTTGATAAGGCCGTTGCAGACGACGGCTGGAACAACGGCTATCTTACCCGCAATGAGGCCCGCGAAAAAGTCGGTATGCCCCCGGTCAAAAACGGCGACGTCTACAAGACTCAATTCTCCGACATCTACGTTGGAGAGGATGACGACCCGGTGGCTATCAGCGCGGCGGCGGCAGACCTGCAATTTGCAGACGACGCCCCACCGATGAATGCTGACCAGAGCGGCGTGTTAGAAGTAGTGGATGAAGAATCCCTGCCGGACGATAAAAACGCCTTAGACAGTATCGGGAGCGCGTCTAACGGGCTTGAGGTCGTCGTCTCCAAATCTCTGCGGGGCCATGAGCGCAAAAACGCCCAGCTCCAAACCGCACAGCGGGCTATTGCTCAAGCAGAGCGGGAGCAGAGCCGGAAATTTGAGATTGCCACCATGAAGTATTTCAGGACGCAGGGCCAGCTCATCGAAAACGCGATGAACGGAACCGAGAAAGCCGAGCGCAGCGCATGGGATATTCTGATGGCGGGCATCCCGGGCTATAACGGCCTGTCTGAGGATTCGCAAGCCGCCAACGCGACCGCATGGAACGCCCTCAGCGAGGAGGGCCGGGCCTCTTTGGTATCCGGCTTCACGGTGGGCCTTATCGACTGGCAGGCCGAGACCACGACCCTGCTGAACATCTTTGAGCCGCTCTGGAAAGAGAGCTACAACAAGGGCGCGGGCGTCTCCGCCCAGCTCTACGGGCTGGCGAGTATCAAGCGGCCCGAGCTTATCTCTACCGCAAAACTCCGGGGCGGCTCCCGCGTCGTCGGCATCACGCAGACGACCAAAGACGCCATCTCTCGTATCGTGTCGGCGGCTCTTGAGCATGGCGACGGACGGGAGAGCATCGCAAAGCAGATTCAACAGGAGATGCAGACCTCGACCTCCCGCGCCCGGACTATTGCAAGCCAAGAGTGCAATACCAGCCTGCTCACGGGCCAGTACGACATGATGCGTACCGCCGGGGCCGGATACAAAACGTGGCACGTCACCAACCCCGCCGTCGCCCGTCCGTCTCACAAGGCTATCAACGGCCAGACCGTCCCCATCGACGCCAAGTTTTCCAACGGCCTGATGCAGCCCTGCGACCCTAATTGTGACGACGCTTCGGAGGTCGTGAATTGTCATTGTTTCCTGACGTTCAGCAAGTAGGAGGCGCAACATGGAATTTGACGAAAAGCAGGCCCTCGCCGCTGCCCGGGCCGCAGGCATCGACCTTTCGGCTGAGAGGTTCAGCGCAAAAGACCTCGCGGCGGCTATGACCGCTGAGGCGGAGTATTGGGCCGAGAATCCCGATACCAACATCACCAAAAACGACACTACCATGACGGCGAAAATTGCGGTGGCCCACCTCCGCAAATCGCCGTTTTATTATGCCCCGAACCGGGGCCTCAAGGCGTGGGAAAACTCGCTCAGAAAGGGGGTGAAACAGAAAAGCGTGAAAACCGAACACAAAACCATCCAGTTCAAAGCTGACGACTTTGACGAGGAGCAGGGCATTTTCAGCGGCTACGGTGCCGTGTTTGGGAATGTTGACAGCGGCGGCGATATTATCGAGCCGGGAGCCTTCACTAAGACAATAGCCGAGGGCTGGGAGCGCGTCAAGATTCTGGCCCTGCACAATGATAGCTGGCTGCCTATCGGCAAGCCTATCGAGCTGAGAGAGGACAGCAACGGCCTCTATATCAAGGCCAAAATCTCCGATACCTCGATGGGGCGCGACATCAAGGTATTGCTCAAGGATGGTGTGCTTTGCGAGCTGTCTATCGGCTACGACCCCGTGGCGTTTGACTACGACAAGGACACGGGCATCCGCCACCTGCGGGAGATTAAGCTGTGGGAGGTGTCGGTCGTCACTTGGGCCATGAACCCGGAGGCGACCATCTCCGACTACAAATCTGCCCGGGCGGTCACGGACGGCGTGGAGGCTATCGTAAAAGAGGCCGCTGCCGAGGTCAAGGCCGGGCGCAAAATCAGCGCGGGCCGTCTCAAGTCCCTGCAGGAGGCCAGTGCCTCGATGAAGACCGCAACAAAGGCCCTTGACACCATCATCAAGGAAGCGACCGAAAAGCCCGCAAAGCGAGCAGCCAAACCGCAGGCCAGAAAGTCCGCGCATTACTCTGGCCCCATCATCGAAATCGTTTTGTAAAGGAGGAACAATCCACATGAGAATGAAAAAGAAGAATTTCGGCACTCAGCAGAAGTCCGTCAAGATGACCAAGGACGACCTGACCGAGGTTATCAAGTCCGCCGTCAAGGACGCCCTGTGCGACGAGGAGGGCAAGGACGACGGCGACGAGGGTGACGGCGAGGACAAGGACGATGACGAGGCCGACGCCTCCGACGTCTCTAGCCTCGTCTCTCAGGCTCTGGACATGGTGGCCGAGAAGCGCAAGGCCCGCAAGGACGCAGGTGAGGAGCTGGGCGACATCACCGCTGACGAGATTTTGGAGGCAATCGACGAGATTGCTGACTCCGCCATCGGCGACGACGAAAAGGATGACGACGACGCCGACGGCGAGAGCAAGGACGACGACAGCGCAGATGACGAGGCCAAGGGCCGCAAGTCCGCAGCCCGTCCCCGCCAGACCAAGAGCCGCAAGTCCGCGCCTCCCGTCACCCAGCGCAAGTACAGTGCCATCTACCTGAGCAAGCCCGCCGCCTCTGCTGGCGGCGCACAGAAGTCTATGCCGCCCGAAATCCAGCTGGCCCGCGCGGTCAAGTGTCTGGACGTCTTCGGTCGTCGTGACCCGGAGGCAGCGGCCTACTACGCCAAGAAAAAGTATGCCGACGACAACATGGCCCGCCAGTTTAAGGCCCTGTCCGCCACCAACCCCGAAACGGGCGGCTACCTCATCCCGGAAATCTACCTCGACCAGATTGTCGAGATGCTGTACAGCAAGACCGTCATCTTTGAGCTGGGCGCACAGAAAGTTCCCATGCCCACTGGCAACCTGAACATCCCCAAGATGACCTCCGGCGCGCGCGCAACGTGGGGCGGTGAGGCCCGCAAGATTGCGCCGTCTCAGCCCACTTTCGGCAGCATCAAGCTGTCCGCAAAGCGTCTTGAGGCTATCGTCCCTCAGACCCGCGAGCTGCTGATGAGCACCAGCTATTCCGCTGACCAGCTCTTTGCCAACGACCTGACCCGCCGCATGGAGCTGGGTATCGACTACGGCGGTATGTTCGGCTCCGGCAACGAGTTCCAGCCCCTCGGTGTGTTCCGCGACAAGGACATTACCCATCTGGACGCCAAGACTCTGGGCAACCCCGACATCGCCGATACCAACGGCAAAATCACCGCAGACTTCCCCGTCTACCTGCGTTCTGAGCTGATGAGCAAGAACGTGGACGATGCGGCGGCAGGCTGGGCGATGAATTCCATGCTTGAGGGTTACTTCATGAACATGAAGACTACCACGGGCGAGTACCTGTACCGCGATGAGATGTATCAGGGCAAGCTGCTGGGCTTCAACTACAAGGTCAGCAACCAGATTCCGACCGATAAGAACGGCCTGACTGAGCTGTGCTTCGGCAACTGGAACGACCTGCTGGTGGGCGAGCAGCTTGGCCTTGAGACCTATACCACGCTGGACGGTACTTGGGTGGATGAGAACGGCGTCCAGCACAGCGCATTCGACGAGAACCTCGCCGCAACCCGCGCCCTGATGTTCGTCGATATTGCCGCCCGCCACAAGGAGAGCTTCATCCATGTGAAGAACATCAAGGTGAAGTAAAGAAAACCCCGTCACCTTTCAACATTTTCCACAGAATCAAGGAGGAAAACTATGAAGCGCGAGCTTATCGAAAACGTGCGCGTGACGCCCTACACCAGCGGCACCGCATTTGACCGCGAGGGCTTCCTGTCCGGCGTTCTGGGCGTCCTTATCGGCACCCCCTCCGGCAGTCCCGAGACCATGCAGGCCAAGGTTGTTCTGACTGAGTGCGATACCGAGGGCGGCACCTTCACCGTCTGCAAGGACAAGCTCATCCCCGTCGGCAAGGGTATGCTGGACGACGACGGCGCAGTCTCCGTTGAGGTTGACGCCGCAGGCGGCTCCCTCGTCAACTTTGACCTCGACCTGCTGGGCTGCAAAAAGTACGTCAAGGCCACCGTCTCCGTCGTCTGCACTGGCGGCTCTTCCCCGAGTTGCACCGCAACCGCTGCGCTGGCTCTGGGCGACGCCGCCGAGGTTCCTGTCTAAGCGGCAGAGAGCCTGTTGTAGGAGGTGTTTACACAATGGCAAGGGTCTATAACCCCGAACACCAGAAGCCCGCCCAGAACAAACGCGAGAGCGGGCCGAAAGAGAAGAAAGGCACGAACAGTGCCAGCAAAGAGAAAGAGGGCGCGGGCAAATAACCCGCGCTCCTCTATTTGAGGGAGGCTGAACAATGGCGAATGAACCGACCGAGAAGCTGGCCCAGAATGCCATGACGACGTTGGAGGATACGATGGAACGCCTCGGCATCCCGGAGGATTCCGCAGACACCGCCGTAAAGAACAACATCATCCGGCTTATCAATTCCGCCTCCGCGTGGGTCGAGACCGTCACCGGGCGCAAGTTCGGCAAGGCGGTCTATACCGACCGATACGCAGGCCCGGGGACGCAGGAGCTGTTTCTGAAACAGTATCCTATCCGCAGCGTCGAGTACGTCAAGGACACGACCGCCGGGGCGTTTATCGAGCCGGAGAGCTACGATTTCACCATGACTGGGAACATCGGCGTGTTGTACCGGGACGCCGGGTGGAATTTCAAGGGCTACGTCGGAGGTCTGGCCGGGGACTACTACGCGGCGCAGCGGTATCTTGAGGTAAAGTATACCGCTGGCTACGTCCTGCCGAAAGACGGGACGGCGGAAGAGCCTGCCGACCTCCCCGCCGACATCATCGCTATTGTTTGGGGTATCGCCGAGCAGGAGTTTTCCATCCTGCGGAACGGCGCACAGGGGCTTTCTGCGTTCTCCATTTCGGACGTCTCGTGGACGTTCGACAAGGAGCCGCGCTCCTCGTGGCTTGATACCCTTTCCCGCTACATGAGCTGGTGAGCAATGAGCGGGAGCGGCGATTTAATCCTGCACCTCAAGCAGGTACGGGACGAGCTGGCGGCCCTCAACCGACTGAAAATCAAAGTCGGCATTCAGGGCGACGCTGACAGCGAAATCCTGACCATCGCCCGCGTCCACGAGTACGGGGCGACGATTACCGCAAAACACGCCAAAAACCTGTGCATCCCTATCCACAAAAAGAGCCGAGGCAAAAGCCCCCGCGACTTCCCGGGCCTGTTCTTCATCCAGTCCCACGCGGGGTATCTTTTCGGGGTAGTAGACAAGGGCCTCAAGCGGCGGCACAAAAATGAGGAGGACAACCTGCTCTTTTTGTTTCTGCTGTTGCCTTCCGTCACCATCCCCGAGCGCAGCTTTATCCGCGCAGGCTTTGACCACAACAAAGACGCTCTGGCACTACTCGTGCGGCAGCAGATAGCCGAGATATATCAAGGCCGTCAGACCGCAAGAGGAGCCGCCGAGTGGATAGGCGGGCAGGCTGTGGGCCTGATTCAGCAGTATATCAACGACGCCAGCCACTTCACCCCGAAAGGGAGTCTCCAACGTGAGGCGGCTCCGTCTTGGGCGAATAGTCCCCTTGTTGTTACTGGCAGGCTCCGCAATTCTATCACGTTCAAAATCGAGGAGGAGAGCTGATGAATACCCCTTTTAGGATGGCCCAGCCGATGATACCGACGGGCCTCTTGCACACGATGTACGAGGTCAAGACGTCCGGCTCCTACGACCAGAGCAAGGGCGGGCAGTGGGCGTCTACCGCTGCCGAGCGGCTCCCCTTTGAGGGCGCAGTCCTCCCGGTGAGTGACAAAGATATTGCCCGTGGTATCACGGGTACATCTACGGCACTCAGCGAAAAGATTTACACAAACGGCTACATCCTCAACGTCGGGGCGCGGGTCTATGACCCGGCAAGCTCCACGACCTATACCGTCAAGCAGGAGCTGGGCCACAACAGTATCCACCCGCTGAAACGGTATCTGGTAGAGGCGAAAGGGGGCGCGGCTCCGAGATGACCTTTGTCGAAAAGCGAAACCGTCTCATTTACGCGCTCAGTCAAGCCGTAGGGCGTCCCGTCCTGCTGGATTCTCAGACCCAGCCGGAGGTAGAGCCGCCGTTCATTATCTACTCGGTCATGAGCGACTACGAGACGACGGGCGGGAGTGGAAACCTCGCCCTTATGTTCGATGAAACGCGGCAGGATACCGTATCGGTGCGCGAGGAGCAGCCGACCGCCACGTTTTCTTTCACCGCCTGCAGTATCAACCGACAGACCGAAACCGCCGACGGAGATACCGTCACGGTCTACGGCGCGGACGAGGCTTCTGAGCTGGCTTCGCTGGCTCAAGGCTTTTTCCTGCACACGGGCCTTTACGCCCTTGAATCCGCCGGGTTTGTCGTCGTAGAGGTTACAAACTGCACAAGCCGCGATGCCCTTGAGGTAGACGAGATGGGGCGTCGCTACGGGTTCGACGTCCGGCTCAGGTACACCCGTACCGACAGCTATACCGTCGGCTCTATCGCAATCCCCCCGAACATCATTGATGAAACAGAAAAGGAGTGACTATTTTGGCAAAAGACGTTATTGTCGTCGTAGACATCGACGCAAAGCGCACAGGCACCGAGAGTCTGGACATCCTGCTGGTTTCCACCGAGGGCGCAAAGGACGTTGCGACCTACCGCGACCTCGACAAAATCACCGAGGCGTTCAAGGGCAAAAAGGTGGCAACGATGGCCGAGGCCATGTTCACGCAGGGCAAGACCAGCCTTGCAGATACCCTCATCCGCAAGGTGAAAATCGTCGGCTTTGAGAAGCCTACCAACGCGGCGGGCCTTGTCAAGTCCATCGAGGATTTCCGAAAAAAGGACGATGATTTTTACATCGTCCTGACCGACCAGAGCGACGACGAATATGTCAAGGCTCTGGCAGCTTGGGCGGAAAGCACCGAGCCTACCGAGGCAGAGCTGGGCGCGGGCGAGGAAGACCACCGCAAGCTCTATTTCGGCCAGACCACCAACAAGGAGCCGGGCATCACCAACGCCCGTAGTGCCATCATCTACACCGACCACGCGGACGAGTACGCCGATGCTGCCTATGTCGGCAATGTCGGCCCGTTCTATCCGCAGTCGGTGACGTGGAAGTTTAAGAGACCGCAGGGCCTGACCGTCCCCGACCTGACGAACGGCGAGCGCGATGCTCTTGAGGAAGCAAATATTAACTTCCTCACCGTAGAGTATAAGCACGAGTACGTCAAGAACGGTGTGTGCGCCGATGGCAACTATATCGACGTGCAGATGGGCGCGGACTATATCGCCAGCCTGATGCGTGAGAAGCTGTACACCATCTTCCTCGAAAACGCCAATGTCAGCTATGACGATGCAGGTTTCTCCCTCGTCGGCACTGCCGCTTACGAGACCCTCAACCGGGCCGTCGAGCTGGGTATCATCGCCAAAGACCCGGAGAGCAAGCAGGGCGTCTTCACCATCAACGTACCCAAGCGCAGCGACGCCACCGACGAGCAGGCCCGCAACCGCCAGATGCCCGACATCACATGGGAGGCACAGCTGGAGGGCGCAGTCCACGGCATCAAGACCAAGGGAACCCTGCGGGCGACCTTGAGCGCATAAGGAAAGGAGAGCTAAACAATGGCAGCAAGCATTGAGGTTGCAACCTACGACCCGAAAAAGGTCAACGTCATTGTCGGTGGCCGTATCATTACGGGCTTTGCCTCCGACGGTGTCGTCACCCTCACCAAAAATGAGGACAGCGTGACTACCTCCGTCGGCGCAAAGGGTGACGTGACCTACTCCGAGAACGCCAACGAGAGCGGCACTGTGGCACTGACCCTGTCCTCGACCTCTTCCAGCCTTGCGTACCTGCGCAGTCTGGACGCCAAGCGCAAGGCCGTCCCCGTCACCATCAGCGACGTGAACGACCGCGACGGCTTCGTGATGAGCGAGAGCAACTGCCGCGTGATGAAGATGCCGGACACTGGCCGCCAGAAGACCGAGGGCAGCGTCACCGTCAATATCAGACCTAAATCTTTATCCGAAAGGGGCTACAGAAAATATATGGCAAAGCAGAAAAAGGTTACTATCGAGGGTGTCGAGTACACCCTGCAGAGCGTCTCTCCCTCTTGGTACTTCCAGACCAACGACGACTGCGGTATGACTACCGACAACCGCCGCGACACCGTGAAGTACCTCGACACCATGTTTAAGAACGTCATCGCGGCTCCCGCTGAGGTGCGTCAGGGCGGCATGGAATACTTCGACGAGAAAGAGGACGTGAAGACCCCGGAGAAGCTCATCAAGGCCATCGAGCGGTTTCTGCGCGAGTGAGCTTGACCCCGAACGGGCAAAGAAAGCAGCTCAGAGCCGAAAGGCGTTCTGGTTGCTCGTCTACTCCGGGCAGGGCCTGTCCTACTCCGACATCAAGGGCATGGATTTGGCCGAGTACCAAGAAGCAATAGAGGCCCGCATCCTCTACAACGAGGAGTGGGGCGCGAGGCGGTAGGGCGACCTACCGCCTTTGTTTTTAGAAATGAGGTGAACGGACTCTGTGGCAGACGTCAGAGAGCTTACCTTTGGCCTCGACTTCGACCTCGACGACGCGGTGAGTCAACTCGACCATGCCGTGAGCAGCCTTGAGAGGCTGACGACCGGGATGGACGACGCCACGGGCGCGGCCCGGGGCGTGGGTGCGCAGTTGTCCGCCGGGATGGATGCGGCGGAAGCCTCGGCCCGCCGCGCCGGGGAAGCAGCGGAGGGCGTCGCCTCCCGCCTTGAGGATGTAAGCGACCGGGCGGACGACGCCACGGGCGCGGCCCGGGGCGTGGGTGCGCAGTTGTCCGCCGGAGTGGACGCCGCCGAAAGCCTCGGCCACGCCGCCGGGAAAGTTGGCTCTGAGTTCCGGGATATGGGCCGGGACGCGGACAGCTTCGGTGCTGCCGTCAAAAAGTCGATGGGTACCGCCCTCAAGTCCGGCCAGAGTACCATAAAGAGCCTCAAAGCGGGCGCAGATGGTGCGATTGGATACACTGAGAAGAGGTTCACCGCATTCCAGAAAAAGACGTCGGCGGGGGCGCAGGCTATCGGCAAAGCGTTTCTTCACCCCATCCAGACTATCAAGAGTAAGCTGGGAGACGCCCTGCTGTCCAGCGAGAAGAAAACCGAGGGCTTGGGGTCTAAGGCGGTGGCCACGGCCAAAAAGCTGCTTGGCATGGGACAGGACGGCGAAAAGGCTGGCGACAGCATCAAGGACGCGATGAAAGGAGCCGTCGGCTCCCTCATCGGGTTTGAGGCCATCAAGGGCGTTATCTCAAAACTCAAGGAGCTGGGAGCCGCCGCGCTTGAGGTGGCCAAAGCCGCAGAGACGACGGAGAAGAAATTCGACGCCGCTTTCTCCGGCACGGATGCCGCCGACTGGGTGGACAACTTCGCAGACGCGGTACACCGCAGCACTGCGGAGGTTCAGAGCTTCATGGTCTCCAACAAGTCCATGTATGGTGAGATGGGTATCACGGGACAGGCTGCCGCCGACCTCTCCAAGATTACGACCTCGCTTTCTTATGACCTCGGAAACGCCTTTTCGATGGACGACGCCGAGGCTCTGGGAGTGATTCAGGACTATATCAAGGGCAACAACGCCGCGCTGGAAGAGTACGGCGTACACATCGACGACGCGACCCTCAAGGCGTCTGCAATGCAGATGGGCCTCGGGGCCAACGTGGACAGCCTCAACGACGCGGCCAAGGCTCAAGTACGGCTCAACGCCCTACTGGGCCAGAGTGAGCAAATCCAGCAGGCGGCCATCAACGATACCGACGGCCTGACGAACGCCCAGAAGTCCCTCAACGGCATTATGCAAAATTTTGCTCTTGAGGCTGGCGAGCAGTTCACCCCGGTACTTGAGGGCCTCTATGGCACCATCATCGAAAATTGGCCGACCATCGAGCCGATGCTCATGGGGCTGGTCGAGACTCTCAGCTCCGGCCTGTCTGAGGCTATGCCCGTCCTGCTGGATTTGGGCCAGACCCTCATACCGATGCTGACCGACGTAGTAGGTACGCTGTTCGAGGCGGCTACACCGATTCTCTCGGTGGTAGGAGAGCTTGCAAGCCAGATTCTCCCGCCGCTGGTGGGATTTATCGGGGAGATAGCCCAAACCCTGCTACCGCCAGCCGTAGGCCTGTTGGAGACGATTTCCCCGCTGCTTGACTCTATCAGCCCAGTGCTTTCGGTCATAGGTGACGTTTTGCAGGCTATAGCTCAGGGCCTAGGCTCCGTAATGGGCTGGCTGTCCGACGGCGTAGGCAAGGTGACGGGATTCTTCAACGGCATCTTTGGCGGGGCCAAGGATAGCAAGAGCGCGGTAGACGACCTGAGCGGCGCGGTGAATGGGCTGGGTACGGCTACGAGTAAAAAGACCTCCCTAGCAGTCGATACCTCGAAATACAAGGAAAAGGTCACGGGCGCGGCTACGGCGTCCACTAAGGCCGTCAAGGATAGCAGCAAGCAGGCGCAGACCTCCGCAGAGAGCAGCTTTTCGGCAATGGGTACGTCGGCAACCTCTACCTATTCCAGCATGGAGACGGCCTCTAAAGCCTCGTGGAAGTCCATGACCCTTGAGGCTACGACGGGAGCAAACAAAATTATCTCCGAGCTGGGACGGGTCAAGACCGCCGCCGCGTCTACTCCTACCGCTGCCGCCGGAACGACGGCAACCTCCGGCACGACTACGAGCCGCACCACGGGTTCTTCTTCCGCCGCCTCTGCAGGAGCCAAGACGACCCCGGCGGCGTCCGCTGCAACAGCCGGAAAGGTTGGCGCGTCCATCCCGCACCACGCGGGAGGTACGCCCAACTTTGAGGGTGGCCCGACGTGGATAAACGAACAGGGCGGCGAGCTGGCCGTCTTGCCCGGCGGTAGTGCCATCATCCCGGCAGACCAGACCGAGCGGCTCATGCAGTCCTACACAAATTTTGTCACAAACAGTAACACGAACAACAACACCTCGAACACCAGCCGTACGAGCGTCGTTATCAACCCCAACTTTACCATCAAGATTGAGGGCAATTCCGGGGACGAGCGCACAATGTCCGCGCTGGAAGACCGCCTGCGCAGTATCTTCCGCGACCTCTACCAAGAGGCACAGGAGGAAGACTATACCGCCAGGGCGTTACAGGCTGGTTATGCGTAAAGGAGGCCGTATATGTACACCCTGACCGGGCAGAAATGCGGCACCGTCCGCTTTGAGCCTAAGACGGGAACCGTCACCAGTGAGAAGATTACCCGCACTTCTACCGTAACGGACAACCCCATAGAGAGCGGCAGCAGCGTGGCCGACCATGTTTTCCGCCAGCCCCGGACGATTCAGATTCAGGGCGTGGCGGTTGACGGGGATACGGCCCTTGATTCTCTGGATACCATGTGGCGGAGGGGCGACGTGCTTTCCTACACGGGGCGCACCCACCTCGAAAACCTCGTGATTCAGAGCCTGCAGACGGGCCACGAGTCCAAAAACCGCAACGGCTTTGACTTCACGGCTGTTCTCAAGCAGATTACCCTCGGCAGCTCCGAGGATAGCGGGACGGCCTCGACGATGGCCGGGCAGGACGGGGCCAAGACGTCCAAAGACCACAAGACCGCCGCGACCAAGGCGGACGGCCTAAAAACGACCGTCAGAACCACTATCTCGTCCAGCTCCTATGCGTCCTATGTCAACTCGTACAACAAAAAGGCTGCGAGCAGCTCCGGGCCGACGTCCCGGGCAACGCCGAGCAGCTCCGGGAGGCGATGAACCATGCAGCTTATCGAGCTTGGGGCCGAGGTCGAGTATATCGACATCGACACCACAAAGGTACCATATACCTTTTCGGTCAAGCTGACCGACCGCACCTACACGTTCACCATCCGGTATAACGATGTAGGCGAATTTTTCACCGCTGACCTCGCGGTCTCCTCTACGGGCGAGGTGCTGGCCTACGGCGACCCCATCCGCTATGGACGCCCACTGTTCAACACCATCGAGGACGAGCGTTTCCCGCTGCCCGTCATCATTCCGCTGTGCTTGAGCGGCGACGGGATAGATACGGTGACGTGGGACAACTTCGGCAAGGAGGTCAAATTGTACCTGTACGAGCGGAGGACAGAATGAGTTTTTGGATGAGAGAAGCGTCCCTGCAGATAGGCGGGAAGAAGTACAGCATGGACGACTTTTATTTTGAGTTTGACGTCCCCTTTGAGGACAGCGACACCTTGCAACAGGCCACGTTTTCCATCTATAACCTCGCGGACAGTACCGTCAAGGCCATAAAGCGCGGGGATGCGGTCATCCTCAACGCGGGCTATGAGGGTGACGTCGGCGCAATCTTCGTGGGTCAGGTCTCAGCCTGTGTCACCAAGAGGCGGACGGTGGACAAAATCACGACGATTACAGCGACAGCAGCCATGAAAGAGTGGCTCAACTCCAAAGTCTCTAAGACCTACAAAGAGGGAAGCACAGCAAAGGACATCGTGACCGACCTGCTCAACCTCATGGGCCTTGAGATTGGCGAGTTTTCGCTGGCCGTCGAAAAGGTCTATGACCGGGGCCTTGTCTGCAATGGCAAAGTAAAAGACATCCTCAAGCGCGTTGTCGAGTCCGACTGCAAGAGCCGTTTCCTCATCCGCACGGAAACCGTCGTCATTTCTGACCCCTCCAAGGGCGTCTCTAACGGCATCGAGCTTACCCCGGAGAGCGGGCTGCTCTTGAGCGAGAGCGACACGGACGAAACTGTGTTGGCCGTCGGCACGAACAGCCAGAAAAGCTCCTCGACCAAGAGCGAGGAGGGCAAGTATGTCAGCCGTGAAATGCTGCTCAACTACCACGTCGGACCTGCAGAGCAGGTACAGGTGAAGAGCAAAAACCTGAACGGGAAGTTTATCGTGGTAAAGGGGAAGCATACAGGCTCCCCGCGAGGAAACTGGAAAACGACGGTACAGATGAAGCCGCTCTAAGGAGGTGAAACCGTGGCAAACCAAAACGCAAAGGACGCATTTGCACAGGGCCAGCAGCAAGCCTCCGCCGCGAGCATCTGCGTGGCAGACATCGTAAAGGTCGTATCTTTCGATGCGGCCACGATGAAAGTAAACGTGCAGCCCTTGACCCGCTACCCTGACGAGGATACCTTTCAGGACAAGCCGCAGGTTCTGGGCGTCCCGGTGGCTATGGTCTACGGCGGCGGCTACGTCATCCGGCCTGTTTATCAGGAGGGAGACATCGGCGTCGTGCTTTACCTTGACCGGGACAGCGATTCCACCATCTCCGGCGGCGAGGCGGCAGACCCCAACACCGAACGTCTCCACAGCGGCGACGATGCGGTTTTTGTCGGCGGTATCCTCTCCGGCAAAAACAAAATCGAGGGACACCGGGACGGTGCGCTTGACCTCGGCACGACCGACGGCGGGGTCTACGTCTCCATCAGCAAAGAGGATGTCAAAATCAAGGTGGGCGACTCGGTGAGCATCACGGCCAGCAAGTCCAACATCCAGATAAAGGGAGACGTAAAAATCGACGGCAACCTCGGCGTTACAAAGACGGGTACTGCTGACGTTGATTTCGTGGCCGCAGGCAAGAGTCTCAAGACCCACACCCACACGAGCGCGGCCCCCGGCTCCCCGACAAGCCCGCCCGTATAAGGAGGCTCAAATGGACGACAACTATACACTCAAAATCGACCCGGACACCCGCGACCTTTGTTTTGACGATGAGGGCATCATGGAGACGGTAGCCGGAGACGCGACCTCGGCCCAAAACGTCCGCCTAACGCTCTGCGCGTGGAAAGAGGAGTTTCCGCTTGTGCCGTCCCACGGCACGGACTACTCGCGCATTATGGGCAAAAAGCCCGGCGAGCTTGAGGACGATGAAATCCCGGAGGTCATCCGGGAGGCGGTTTTTCAGGAGCCTGCCGTGGCCGAGGTTGACAGCGTAGACTACAACCTCGACGGGAGGGCCTTGTCGGTCACGTTCAACGGCCAACTGGTGAACGGGGATAGTATTACATCGGAGGTGAGTATCGAGTGAATACCCAAAACTGGGGCGTCACCGCGCAGGGCTTTCACCGCCCTACTTATGTAGAGCTGCTCAACGCCTTGGAGTACAAGGCGCGGGAGCTTTTCGGCACCAAGGCAAACCTGACGGTTCGCTCCCCGATGGGCCTGTTCCTGAGAATTTTTGCGTGGATGCTGAACATCCTCTTTTCCCTCGCTGAGGACGTCTACAACAGCAGGTTTGTTGATACCGCCGTAGGAGCGAGCCTGTACAATCTGGGAAAGGCTATCGGCTTGCGGCTCCTCTCGGCGCAGAAAGCCTCGGGATACGTCCAGTTTACGGGCAGCCCCGGCACGACCATCCCGGCAGGCTTCCTCGTGAAGACGGTCTCCAACCTGCAGTATGCCGTATTGGAGAGCGGCCAGATTGGGGACGACGGTACGGTCGTCTTGCCTGTTCAGGCTGTCTCTGCAGGGCCGGACTACAACGTAGCCACAGGGGAAATCAGGGAGATTACAAACCCGCTTGACGGTGTTTCCTCTTGCATGAACCTTGCGGCTGTCGATGGTGGCCGCGTCCGTGAAACAGATGAAGAATACCGCGACCGTTATGAGCAGTCTGTGGACTACGCGGGCGGCGTCAACGCGGACGCTATCGCGGGCGAGATTTTGCAAAATGTCGAGTCCGTCTATTCGGCCATCTGCTACGAAAACTGCGAGGATACCACAAACGCCCTCGGCCTGCCCCCGCACAGCATCGAGGCCGTCGTCTACGGTGGCCTTGACCAAGATGTCGCCAGAGCGATTTTCAGGCGCAAGGGCGCGGGCATCCAGACCTACGGCAACAAAACTATAACAGTCATGGGGACAAACGGACAGCCCTTTAGCATCCGCTTTTCCCAGCCCACCGCCGTCCCGGTATATATCAAAATCACCGACCTGAAGACGTCCAGCAGCTTCCCGGATGATGGGCTGGAACAAATCAAGACCGCGCTGATTTCCTACATCGGCGGCGACGTAACGGGCGGCTTAAAAATCGGCACCGACGTGCTTTATATGGCCATCCCCGGTATCATCCTCGGCGTTTCCGGCGTGACGGATTTCCACCTGAGCATCAGCCCGGACGGAGAAACCTACAGCCAGAATAATATCGCCGTCGGCACACGGGAAAAGGCCGTCACGGACGCAGGAAAGGTGGCGATTTCGTGAGCTACGGCTATGTGGAGCGGATGCTGGAATACTTGACCAGCGCATATATCCGCGACGACATCCGCACGGCAGAAAAGGGCCTCGCCCCTACAACAAACATCGGCAAGCTGTTTAGTGTTCTGGGCTGGGGCCTTGAACTTACCCACGAGAATTTCGAGCGTATCCGGGCATGGGACGACCTCGACAATGCGGAGGGCGCAATCCTTGACCGCTACGGTAAAAACTTCGGCGTCAAGCGCGGCGGCGCGGACGATGCTTTTTACAGGTTGATGATAGAGGTCAAGCTGATTTCCATGCTGTCCGGCGGCGACATCGACACCGTAATTGAGGCCGCTGCCGCTCTGCTGGACGTGGACGTCTCGCAAATCACCCTGAAAGAGGATTTTCCCGCAAAGGTGATTCTCGAGGTAGACCAAAGCCTCTTGACGCAGGGACATCTTGACCTTATTTCGGGCATCGCCGATTCGGTCAAGCGCATTTTAACTGGCGGCGTCGGTCTGCGGCTCTACCTGCGGACATATCGCCAGTACAAAGCTGAGCTGCCTATCTCGCACGGCGGCTTCGTCGGGGCGCACCTCTCCGGCAACCCTAAGAGCAAGCAGCGCAGCGTAAGGGACGCCTACGGCCACACGTCCGGCGTCCTTTTTTATACCCATCTAACAACAAAAAGAATTGAGTAGGAGGTAAACCGATGGCAAAGTTTCAGGACGGAAATTATGGCACGGTGGCGGGCATCACCCTTATCGGCAAAGTGCTGGCTGGCCGCTGTACCCTGAAATATACCCGGGCCGCAGTCGGCAAGGGTACTATCCCAGACGGGAGTACCCCCAAGACCATGACAGGCCCGGCGGATTACGTCATGGACGTCCCCATTTCGGGCGTCACGAACCCGGTAGACGGCGAGTGTCAGGTCTCGGTACAGGTAAGCAGCGCAAAGGTGCAGACGGGCTTTTACTGTACCAACGTCGTACTGTACGCCCAAGACCCCGACGCGGGCGAGGTGCCGTTTACCTATCTTGTGCTTGAGGGCGAGCCGGAGTGGATTCACCCGGCGTCGTCCTCGGTAGGCAAGGTGACGGCCATTGACCTCATCTCTGCCGTCGGCGATGTTGACCGGGTAGAGGCCACCATCGACGAAAACACCATTGCGACCATCAAGGCCGCTACCGAAATCGCCACCCGGCTTATCGAGGAACACGACGCGGCGCAGAAAATCCACTTCGTGTACGACGAGACGGACGGCGGCCTGAATGCAATTATCAAGGAGGATACCTAAATGGCAAGCATCAATTTTCCCCGCGACTCTACGCTCAAGGACGGCATTTCCATGCAGGAGCTTGCAGCCTGCGGCGGCTCTGCCCCGGGCGCGGCTGACCTGTGCTATAAGCGGCTGGTAGCCAAAGCAAAGACCAAAGAGGAGGTAGACGCCCTCTTTACCGAGTGGTGGCACGTTCAGTATGATTCCAGCAAGTACAGCAAGAGCCAGATGCTTGAGCGTTGGTTTGGTACGGTGCTGGACGACGACCGTGTGCATGGCTGCGATACCCCGCTCTACTCCACCAGTACCTCCTCCATCGGCGAGCTGACTGACGACAGCGTCGGCCTCGTGGCTATCCCGTCCACCGAGTCTACCCCGGGCCGGGACGACTTCGCCGCCCTGCCGCAGTTTTGGTGCGTCGAGGTTGCAGCCGAGAAAAAGGCTGACGGCAGCCATGATATTTATTACGTTGAGCATATCGACGATTTGGCCGACGTGCGTTCTGGCGAACATCTGTGCTGGGTGTTGCAGAAAAATACGTTCATCCGCGAGTGGCGTGAGAACGGATACCAGCACCTGCGGATGCGCTGCCATCAGGCCCCGGGATACTCCCGCTGGCCGGAGGGCAAAGACCGCAAAGGCCACGTCTACGCATATATGGCCCACCCCAAGTACGCGGCGGGCAAACTGAGTGGCAAGGTCACCTGTGGTACGGGTCTGGCCCCGGTCAACTATACCTCGCACACCTCCGGCGTGACCCTCTGGCGCGCCCGTGGCGAGCAGTATTCCGGCGGCTCCGGCAGACTGCCGAAATTCCTTGACCGTATGATTCGCCTCAAGTACGCCCGCAAGGGCAATTCTGGCACCATCGAGGGCTGCACCAGCTATAACTACCAGTACAAGGCAGCAGTCTCCGAAACGGGCGTCAAGCGTTTCATCGTCACGACCACGCAGGCCGCAAACTTTATTGTCGGCAGCGCGGTGTCCATCGGTACTGATACCGACGGCTCTACCGACCGCAATGTGGCGGACGTCCACGACATCGCCACCGAAATCCTTATTACCAAAATCGAGCCTGTCACCATCTCCGGCACTGAGTACGCCGCCGTGTACGTCAACGCGGAGAGCGACTTTAATACTACCAAAGACCAGACCCTCATCAGCACGATGCCGTATTTCTCCGGCTGGAACGACAACGTGCAGGGCCTCGACGGTAGCCGCTACAGCGCGACGGCGGGCCGTGAGCCTGCCCTGCTGCAGAAAGTCGAGTTTCAGAACGGCTCCTACCTCATCATCAGCGACGAGCTGTGGCAGTGGGGCCAGAATGATGCTGGTGACTACACCTTTGACTGCTATGTCTGCAAGGACCAGAGCAAGGTCAGCGGTACTGCCATCACTGAGGATTATGTCAAGCAGGAAGGTCTGACGCTGACGTTTCCGAAGGACAATACCTCGTGGCGTTGGCAGTATATCGAGGATACCGACTGCGGCGACATTGAGTGGCCCGCTGGTGTTAATGCGTCCGGCAGTGGAGTCGGCTGTAAGGCCGGCTTCCACTACTCTCCTGCCGCGTCTAGTGTCCGGGCGGGCTGGTGCTTCGGCAACCTCCTTGACGGTGGCAATGCCGGCGTGGCTTGCCGTGCCTCGTACTTTTCGGTCGGGAGCGCGTCCTGGTACGGCTCTCTTGGCGCACCTGACATTGCCGGGTAACGGCGGGGTGAATTGTCCTCTGGACAAGAGGGGCAGCAAGCCCCTCATCGTTTTTTGTACAAGAAACGAAAAGGGTACTGTGGTGATTAAGAAGGCCGGCTTCAACTGCAATCCTGCCGCGTCTGGTGTCCGGGCGGGCTGGTGCTTCGGCAACCTCAATGACGGTGGCAATGACGGCGTGGCTTGCCGCAACTCGAACAACTCTCTCGGGAACGCGAACTGGAACGGCTGCCTTGGCGCACTGGTGCATAAAATAGGCGAATTATTTCATTGCGTTATAGTATCCTCGCTTATGTGCGAAAATTGCCTGAAACCGACAGCGGCTGGTACCTCCGGGGAAGGCTGCTGGTAGCAACCAGATGATTTAACAGAAAGGTGGATTATTACGATTTCGAGATGTAAACCGTCGGAGGTAAATATCGAGTCGGCAAAGTTTAACCTGCCCGCCGTCTTTAAGGCGTTCAGCAAGGGCAAACTGGGCCGGGGCGACTTCCGGCGGGAACTTATCGGGACTGGCTATATTACAAAGCAGGAGCTGGCTCTTGAGAGGCTGGACAAGCACGGCTGTATGCCTAAGACGGCCCGCGCAATCCGCGCCTATGATGAAGAGCTGACGGCCTGCATTGCAAGCCGGAAACTTGACCTAAAACCGATTCGCTGCTTTCAGCGGGTAGACGGACTGACACAGAAGCTCCGGGACATCTGCCAAGAAAGCCCAAAGCAGCAGGTTTTGGAGTATATCGCGGTAGAGGCGTTGCATCCGCTTTTCCGGGCCAAGCTTCTGCACATCCAGTACGGGAGCATCCCGGGGCGCGGCCAGACACTCGGCAAGCGGAAAATCGAGCGGATTCTGCGGAGGAAGCTCAAGGGCAAAACGGACGTCGTGAAAGGCGACGTCAAGAAAGCCTATCCGTCTGTGACCGTCGAGTGCGTGATGAAGCTCCTCCGCCGGGACATCGGCAAAAACAAGACCCTTTTGTGGTTTGTCGGGGCCTTGATGGAGAACTACCCCGGGCAGCACCTCTGCATCGGCTCCTACCTCTCTACATGGCTCTTTAACTATGTGATGTCCTACGTCTTGCGGTATATCCAGAGCCTCGGGCAAATCCGCCGGGGGAAGCTGGCGCGGTACGTCAAAGCCGTCGTCTGCTACGCGGACGACTTTTCACTCTTTGGCCGCTTTTCGCAGCTCACAAAGGTGATACGCAAGGCGACGCGCTGGGCGTCGGACGCCCTCGGCCTCCGGCTCAAACCCGCGTGGCAGGTCTACCACATCGCCTCTTTCGAGGGCGAGCGGAAGCAGGCCGTGCGGAGAGCCGCCGGGCGGCATCAAAGGACGCCCGCCGTGGACATGGTGGGGTTTGAGGTTCGCCGAACCTATACCATCATCCGTCCCCGGGTTTTCCGCCGTATCCGCAGGCAGACGCTCCGGGCCTTGGGTGATTTGGCAAAGTACGGGTTTCTGCCGTGGTGGCGAGCCGCCCGCGTTTCGGCGTATGAGGGCTGGGTCAAGTATTCCGATAGCATCCGCTTTTCAGACAAATACAACTTTCCACGGCTGATGCGGCTTGCGCAGAGCAGCGCGAGCTGGCACGGCAGAAAGGAGATTATCGAGCATGAGCAAAGAATTTTACGTGAAGCGGCCCTCTGCGGTTGAGGTCTACCCGGTAGCCACTGGCACCGACATCATCCTCCGCCGCAACTTTGAGGACTGCACCCTCACCTCGACCTATACCGACGAGGAGGGCCAGACCGTAGAACAGGAGACGCCCGCTGTATCCTGTGAAGAGGCACAGTACCGTCACCGTGGCAGTGTTACCCTTGAGGACGTCGAGGGCCGCTTTGACTACTGGTGGGACGTCGCAACGGGCAGCACTCCCGACGAGGCGGAAGACCACGAGGCGGAGAGCAAGGGCCTGCCGACCTTGGCCGAGCGCGTGAGCGTGATGGAAGACGCCGTGGGTATCCTGTTGGAGGTGATGCTGAATGCTGAGTAAACTGGCGAAATTCTACGCCCTGCAGGTCGAGCTGGGCAAGATGTCCATCGAGGACGTCCCCGAAAAGGTACGAGAGCTGACCAAAGAGCAGCTCAAGAAAAACCGGGAGGTCTAAGACGTGAGCTGGCCTGACCTGTGCGAGAGGCTGCTTTCTCGGCTTGAGGCGGCGGGAGAAGATACCTCCGTCGAGCGCGGCGAGTTTGCCGCCCTCGTGTCCGCCTGCGCCGTCCGGGGCTGCCCGCTTATCAAAAATGAACAGGAGATGATGACGTGAGCGTTATCACATTCGACCGGGGCGACAAGACCGCCCTGACCAAAAACTTTTCCCGGTACGAGTTTCAGTGTCCGTGTGGATGCGGCCAGCAGTATGTAGATACCGAGCTGGCCGAGAAGCTGCAGCTCATCCGGGACAAGCTGGGGAAGAAAATCAAAATCACCTCCGGCTACCGCTGTCTGAAACACAATCAGGATGCGGGCGGCGGCTCCAACTCCCGCCACCGCTACGGCATGGCCGCTGACTGGCGGCTTACCGACCGCAGCCTCAACCCCGTGGCCCTCGGCATCATCGCCCGGGAGGTAGGCTTCGGCGGCGTCGGCATTTACTGGTACGGCTCCAACGCATTCTGCCACGCGGACACGCGAGGTACTAAGGCGACGTGGCTGTGCGATGCAAAAAAGCATTACCCGTCCACCACCTACAATGCGTTCGTCCTCCCGACCATCCGCCGGGGCTGTACCGGGGACGTCAACCGCGCGGCCACCAAGATGCTCCAGCGGCTCCTCAAGCTCACGCCTGACGGTCTCTTCGGCGAGGCGACGGAAAACGCCCTGCTGAGGGCGCAGGAGAGCTACGGCCTCAAGGTTGACGGCATCTGCGGCCCGACCTCGTGGAAAGTCCTTTCCGGCGCAAGCAAGTATCTGCTGTGAGGGGAGGAGATACCCATGTGGCAGTTTATTTTACAGCACCTCGGGGAGCTGCTCTTCACGGGCATCTCTGGCGTTCTGGCCGCAGCTTACCGCCGACTCTCCAAACGTATCAAGGAGCAGGAGCAGGAGCGGCAGGCCATCAAGACGGGCCTGCTGGCTATCCTCCATGACCGCCTCTATCAAGCCTGCCTGCACTACATTTCGCAGGGCTGGATTGACGACGACGGCATGAAAAACCTTGAGTATCTCTATAAGTCCTACCACGCACTCGGCGGCAACGGCACGGGAACTGAACTCTATAACAGAGCCAAGGCCCTGCCGATTCACGCCGACTGATTCACATCGTCCGAACCGCCTACAATCCGTAGGCGGTTTATTTATAGCCCCGGCGTAGTCCGGGAGAAAGGTATCTCCATGAAGTACAACAACAAGATTTCTGCTGGCACCATCGCTCGTACCGCCGTGCTGCTCCTCGCCCTCGCAAATCAGGTACTGTCCGCTATGGGCAAGTCTCCGCTGCCTATCGAGTCCGCAGAGCTTGAGCAGCTCGTCACCGCTGGCATCACCTCCGTCGCCGCCCTCATCGCATGGTGGAAGAACAACAGCTTCACTCAGGCCGCGCTGGAAGCCGACAAGACCTATGACCGCATGAAGAAGTCCGGCTATTGATACGTCTTCGCGGCGTCACGAAAACATACGGGAGGTAAATCTATATGCCCTTTGTTCCCCCTATCGTCTCGATGGGCGGCGTCATCGCGTCCACCAACCACATGATGCAGCAGGCCCGGAAGCGGCGCGAGGCAGAGGAAAAGAAAAAGCAGGAGGCGGAAGCCCGCCACACCTGCACCAAAGACATCCCCTGTGAGAACTGCGTCCCGGGCTGTCATCTGAAAGAGGAGTAAGGCCGCGAGCTGCTTACAATCTGAAAGCAGCTAAAAACGCTCGTTTTGAACCTTAACCCCTCAAAAAGTCCAACTTAACCGCTAAAAATGATAAAAACGGCCATTTTCGAGTCTAAACCCTCACGAAATGGCCGTTTCATTTTCAGTTTTGCCGTTCTCGGCAGAATCGCCGCTCCTGAGAAAATTTGCAATTATGCAAAGAAAACACTTGACTTTTTGAAACTCAATAAATATAATTGATTTATCGGAGTTCAAAAAGTGAGGTGATAGGATGTCTCCGAGGACAGGACGGCCCAAATCTGACAACCCGAAACTTCATCAGGTGAGCGTCCGCATGAATGATTCCGAAATCGCAAGGCTTGATAGCTACTGCGAGGAAACGGGAGAGCAGCGGGCGAACACCGTGAGAAAGGCGGTTGTCGAATTTTTGGAACGTCACGGCAAAAAATAAGAAAAATCCCCACGCTGGA